GATCCATGGAGCGGCCGCCGCGAAGTTTGACTTCGAGGCCGACATGGCGGCCATGTCAGGCGCAGCGGCCAACCCGCTCCCAGGCACGCCTGAGTACGAGGCGGATATGCGTGCAATCGAGCGAGAGCGGAAACGAAAGGCGGCTCGGGCGAAGCGTGCCGGCGGCGGCAGGCCGAAGAAGCCAGCGGCGAAGAAAGAGAAGAAAGAGGAGCCCGAGCAGAAGTCGAACCTCACGCTTCCAGAGGTCTGGGCGGCACTCCTCATGGGCGATCGCGACGTGCTCAGCGACCGCTTCCCGAAGCTCCAAGGCATGGCGGCGCGCACGCCGTCCGCGGACTCGATCAAGCCGACGATCGCCATGACCGTGAACGTCACCAACACGAACGTCGAGCGCGTTGACGTGACGCAGAACATCACGAGCACCAACCCGACAGCCGCGGGCAAGGAATCGGCCGCCAGCCTGAAGGCGGTCCTCACCCGTGGCGATCTTCGCAAGGCTGCCAACGCTCTCATGAGCAACATCGTGAGGTGATGAATGGGCATCCAGATCATCACCGTGCAGCCCCGACCCGACGTCACCCACAACGACACGATCGTGCAGCTCGACCGTCGCCGGTGGCGGTTCTCGTTCTACACGAACAAGGCCATCAACGGCTGGTGCTTCGATCTGGGCGACGTGCTCCACGGCATCAAGCTCGCCAACGGGCCCAACTTGCTGCGACGCTTTCGCTACCTCGGCGACGCCGTGCCGCAAGGGTCGCTGTGGATCCTCGATCGCGGGCTCGACGGACGCGATCCCGATCTCACCGCGTTCGCCGATGGTCGCGCGCTGCTGCTCTACGAGGAGACCGTTTGATGGCTGCTCCCGGCGAGATGTTCGGCATCACCGTCAAGGTCCTGCTCGGGACCGTGCCGCCGATCGTCGTCGACATCAACCCGGCGCTGGCGTCTGAGCCGTGGGCAGAGCGCGGCGAAGGCCCGCTCGTCGAGTGGACGGTCAGCAAGCATCGCAGCTTGTCGCCGGACACCGGCACGCTCGCGATCTACAACCTCGACATCGCATCGCGCACCGCGCTTCGGAGCTTCGTCGGATTCCCCGCTCCGCTCGAGGTGGTGCTGTTCGTGGGCTGGAACGGCATCCCCGAGCTCTTGGCGCGAGGTCAGGCTACGCGCGTTGTGCCCGGCGACTACACCGAGACGGACATCGTCACGGCCATCGAGTTCGGCGACGGCGTGCTCGGGATTCGGGATGCGCCGCCGGCGGGAGGCGCTGAGTTCGGGCAAGCGATCTCAACGTTGATCCCGTTCGTCCTCAACCTGATGGGGCTCCGCATCTCGATTGCCGCGCTCGGCATCATCAACGAACGCGGCGCCAAGTTCCCCGTGCCGTCGTTCCAGTGCTCGCTCGATGGCGAGCCGCGCGACCTGCTGGCCGAGCTCTTGGCGAGCCTGCAGCTGGATGGCCGCATCGAGGGCAACGAACTGGTGGTGTACGAGGGCGGACTGCGACGCGATCTGCCTGACGTCATCCTGCTCGGGCCGGCGTCTGGTCTGGTGAATCAGCACTACGTCGACGACGGCGCGTACGAGTTCGAGGCGCTGGCGCAGCCGCGCTGTGTGCCCGGGTCGCGGATCCAGTTCGCGAACGCGTTCCTGGCCCCCGTTGGGCCCGTGCTGCGGGTCGATCACGTGTCGTTCTCCGGGTCGAGCGAGGGCGCTTCGACCATGAGCGGAACGGCGCGGCCCATCCTGCCGCTGGCGACTCCCGCACCTCCCATCGACGAGGTGCTCGCATGACCTTCCTCGCCTCCCCGCTCGGCGGAAACCTCGGCGCGCGCAAGTGCTCCGTCTTCCGTCTCGACCCCACCGGCACCGTGCCGCTCGAGCCACTGGCCGACATGGTGCCGAGCGTGACGCCGCTGCGCGTGGTGTTGGACGTTGTCGATGGCGAGCAGGAGACGCACGAGTACACCGTGACCGAGCACGCGGTCGTGGGCTTCGGCGACATCACGAGCCACGTGCATCGCAGGCTGCGAACGCTCAACGTGACCGGTCGGCTGGTGTCGTCGTTGCCGCTCGTGCCCAACCCGGTGCCGCCACCGCCGGCTCCGCTGGGTGTCGGCGTCACCCTGCCCTTCTCGGCTGGCTCGTTCATCCGGCTCGACCTCCGGCGCTTCAACCAACTCGTCGCCATCGGCGAAGCCAAGCAGCCGGTCATGGTCGTGACCCCGCTCGGATCGATGGCGCGCGCCATCATCACGTCGCTGTCGCGCAACTGGGGGCCGCCGGACGGCGAATCGCTGAACGTCGCCATCGCCTTCAAGGAGGCGCGCATCGTCTCGCCTCTGACTGCGGCGGCGCTCCCGGACACCGGCGAGTCGCTGTCAGGCAACAACGTTGCCTCCGGTGGCGGAGAGCAAGCGACGACGCCCATGGATGCGACCTCGGTCCCGAGCGGCGTCGACGGCGTACCGCCCGACATCGTCACGGGGGCAGGATGAGCCGCGACGCGCGCACCGTTGACCCCTTCGATCCCGGACCCGATCCGGAGCTCGAGGAGCTCATCCGCATGATCAAGCGCGACGTGCGGCTGGCGATCCGGACGCATGTGCCGGCGCGCGTCATCGCGTTCGATCCGGCCACGCAGACATGCTCGCTACAGGTCGAGATCCTGCAGGTCGTCAAGGTCACGGATCCGACGAAGCTCCCGCGAAACATGCTCATCCCGCCGAACCCGCTCGACGGCGTCAACGGCGTGGCGACGCTGCAGCCCCTGAAGCTCATGCAGATCCCCGTCGGCTTCTGGGCAACGATGTCGGGGGCCGCGTACGTGTCGCTGCCGGTGACCGCTGGCGACACGGGCACGCTGCACGTGCACGACCGCAGCATCGCGGCGTGGCGGCAGCTGGGTGCGGCGACGGATCCCTACCTGGCGTTCACGCACATGCTGCAGGACTCGGAGTTTTACCCGACGCTCCGACCGATGGCGGGGGCCATCGCGCAGCCGATCGACGTCACTGCGCTCGTCATCGAGGGCCCGCAGGTGAAGCTTGGCCGTAACGCCACCAGCGTGGCGCTCAAAGGCACCGAGCTCGTGGCGGCTATTGACGCTGGTCTTACGGCAGCTATCAGCGCAGCCGGCGCGATCGTGCCTCCGGCTGGCGACAGCGGAGTCGCGGCCTTCACTGCGCTTCAAGTCGCCTGGAACGCGGCCAAGGCAAGCTTTCAGAGCATCAAGGTGAAGGTCGAGTGATGGATCTCAAGGTCGACAACGACGGCGACGTGGTCATCGAGAACGGCGACTTCGTCCTCGTCACCGGCATCGAAGCCGTGGCGCAGGACATCGCGTGCGAGCTCCGGCGCTGGCTCGGCGAAGACCACTTCGACCAGTCCGGCGGCATGCCGTATCGCCAGATCATCTTCGAGCGCGGGACGACCGTGGGCGCGGTCGCGTTCATCATGGAGCAGAAGATCCGAGCGCGCGAGTTCGTGCAAGACGTGCTCGAGCTCAACGTCACCGCGGACCGCACCACGGGCAAAGCCAGCATCACGGGGCGAGTGCGAGCGCTCGACCAGGAAGTCCCCATTGACCTGCAGGTGAGCCAATCATGAGCATCGAGCTGACCGACACCGGCCTCGTGGTCTCGACCGAGGCAGAGCTTCGCACCCAGCTGGCGAACGGGCTCATCGCGAAATTCGGACCCAACCTGAAGGTGACGGGACCCGGTCCGATGAGCCGCATCATCGACGTCGTGACGGAGCTGCGCGCAGCCGATCATCAGCAGTGGCAAGCCGCCTATCTGTCCTTCGACATCGACGCAGCCCGCGGCGTCACGCTCGACCAGCGCCTCGGCCTCACCGGCACCTACCGCGACGGCGCTACGCACAGCGTGGTGGAGGGCATTCTCACGTTCGCGTCTGCCGGCACGATGCAGAACGGCGACCGCATCCGCAACGAGGACAACGATACGCAGTGGGAGCTCATCGACGGTCCGCACACCAGCTCGGGATCGTGGCCTGAGGAGATCGCCGCGCAGTTTCAGGCGGTGGACGAAGGTCCGATCTTGGCGGA